ACTACAAGAACCGTGCCAACATTAACCTATTGAAACTACGTAAACCGCACTGGTTCACTCTGACACCATCTAGTGACAATGTGACACCATGTAGTGACTATATGACACTATATATGTACTTTCAAGCACTTAGCCTATTAGAGTCATTGTGACACCATAATAGTGACAATGTGACACCATGTAGTGTCATTTAGACACCACGTTATCTGATATATATAGATATATAGTATCCTATAGTTTGGCATGATATCTGCATGACTAGTATTGAGTGAGATAACAACATAGGTTATCTGATACCATAGGGAGGTTATCAAGCTATGAAGATACTAGGTTAAGTTATGAGGTATATGGTTAATGTATATGGGTAATGTATATGGTTAGATGTATATAAATCTTATATACAACCATCTAAAAATTAGATATATCTCAAAACTAGTATGCCATATTATCCCAGAAATTATATGCTTCATAAGCATAATTTATATATTTTTATATAAGTTGCTGTAATTGTTGTATATGACACCCCTATGGGACATTTTCGTTTGCAATGTCTAAGTATACTACACAAGTAAATTCCAGTATTTATAAATATAGAAACATAGTATCTCACGCGTAGTAACTAGTATATTATTATATTTTATATATATACTAGCATACCCTTCCTAATAAGGTTTCCCTTTCAAACGTCATATTTGACTTTAAATGCGTTTTAGGTATGGGGTGGCGGTTACCTATCAGACTATACTATAAAAATAGTAAATAGGTATAATTTTGTTTGAATCAGAAGGGGTGTAGTTTGTGAGTTAGGGTGGTCAAAGTATAACAAAGTTACTATGGTTTATCATTTAATGATAATATTACATATATAAGGACAGAGGTTTTAGTTGACAACTAGAATGTGATTATGCTAGGTTAGGGTAGTTGTAAGTATAGAAACATATAATTTTTAGATGTTCTAAGTACTTAACAACTTTGATGTGAGAACATGAGAAAAACATAGTATTACGTTGTGATAAGGAGCCCTATGAAACGTAAATATAGAAACTCGAGTAAAAGACGATTGATGGATAAAATTGATCATGAGTTAGATAGACGCAGCACCCTTTTACAAAAAACTGATTATTTGTTGAGTGGAATTGCATATGAATGGATTATTAATGATTTGTCTTGGGTTCCTTCAAAAAAACAGTATAAAATAGGTCTTTTTAGGAGAATTCATCCTCGTGTTTAGTAATTTCTTTATGTTACCAAGATCTTGTGTATTTTTATTGCAAAATAAGCAAGAAAAGCTTGTTTATATCAATTATTCTGAAAATTTACCATTAGCACTAGCTAGACTGCATGAGGAGCTGAATGGGAAGCCCGGGATTGAAGCTCTGGAACTAGAGATAGTTTCGGTTACTACCGATATAGAAACATTGAAGCTTCACACTGAATATTGGAGAGATAAGTATAGAAACATTGGATATAGTGATTTGATTGTAGTTGGGCGTAAGTCGCTTCAGTATGATGTTCGGAGTTTGGTATCCCCCGACTTGTCTGGAATTAATGTGGAGCTTGTTACAGCTCGAGGGATTAGAAAAGTAGTCGGGAAGTTCAAAACTCAGAAAGAAGCAGATGACTTTATTCTGACTTATTATGCGGAAGATAACCATTATCGTCTTCCTGTATATGCGGTCAACTCCTTAACTAAGGAGTTTATTGTAAAAAGCGGGAAGCCGAAACCTATAATAATATAGATTATTTCTATAAGCGGAAACTCTTCGAGTTTCTATTTTTAACAACTTTGTATATAGAAACATAACAAGGTCGCTGGGAATGGAAGAATCTGATTTAAGTAAGTGTTCGGGGTGTGGGCGGATTGAGGTCCGTAAACATGTCGGTTCATTTGACGGTAAAAATAAGAAATTTGTGGATGCTGAAGGTAAACTTTGGAATGGGCGAAAATGTCCGTCTTGTCATAAAAACAAGGTAAAAGCTCAAATCAAAGAAAAGAGGTTAAATGCAAAATCCGTCGATGAACCTAAAAATTGAGATGTTTGGGAATTTAGTAGAGGATTTAAATTATTGGCATAGTTGTTGTGAAAATGAAGGAACGGAAGATCAAATAGAGTATTGTGAACAAATGTTTATAGAGGTTCTTTCTTCAGTTCGTGAAATGCGTGAAATATTGTTAGATGATTTTGAGGAGTATATAAATGATTGCAAAGTTAATGAAATTCCTATTGACCTCGGCTACTGGAGAGTCAGGAAACAGCTCCAAGAATCAACCTTCTCTCTTATCAAAAATTAAAGAAGAAGATGGTTACTATGTTTGGAAGAAAGGCGAGGACTTTGTATTGTCTAAGTATTTTCATACAAAAGAGTTTACCTGTCGTTGCAATTTTCCGGATTGTTCTAAACAAAGAATATCTAAATCATTGATTACTAAATTAGATATGGTCAGAATTGATATTGCTCAACCATTGATTGTTACTTCAGGTTTTCGTTGTGGTAGGTATCAAGCATTTTTAAGAGCAGCTGGAGTTAATTCGGTAGTTGCTAAAAAATCAACTCATGAATTAGGAGATGCTGCTGACATAGTTCCTCAAGATGGAAATATTGATGGGTTTGAAGCTGTATGCTCTAAACAATTTGATTCAATAGGTATAGCAAAAAATTTTTTACATGTCGATCTAAGAATAGGAAAAAGAAGATGGAACTATTAACAACTTATAATGAGATCAGTACAATTCCGAAAGTGTCTAGTGGCATAATTTTTAAAGCGGTTAACGGAAAATCTCAATTTTTTAACAAGGTATTAAAATGCGCCTAACTTATGGAAACTTGGTCAGGAGCTTGTACCTCGTTTTGTTCACAGCTTCCGCAATTATATCTTTCTTAAATTATCACACAAATGCTATTATTATTGCTATCCTATGTTTAATAGGATTTATTGCATTTGATATTGTGTGTCTTCTTAAAGATAAACATAAACCTTCTCCATCTATTAATCCTGAATTAGAAAAATTAACTCAACGACAAATTGAACTAGAAACTAAGTTTAATACAGTTGCTAATGATGCTGGATTAGCTAAGTTAGCTTCATCATTTAGGAGATAGATATGTCAGATAACTCTAGTATTGATAAATTAGCTGAACAGTATATAGAAACAGAAGATGATGCTAAAGCATATCAAAAAGCACAAGCTTCAACTATTATTGCTCAAACTAAACAGATTAATGAACTCCGTAAAAAATTAGAAGAACTCTCGCAACAAACAGAACAATTAACTATTGAGAACACAAGACTTAAGGCGTTAAATCCTGACGAAACATTTGAAACAGAAGATGCAGAAACTATCGCAGTAGTTCAATTAGCACTACTTAGAAATTATGCTATGCAACGTGAACTAACTTTGGAAGAATGTAAAAAGTCTGAAATCTACGTTAAGATCTTAAAAGAACTGAGATCCTCTAAGCCTAAGGAAAAAGAAGAAAGCATTGGCGGCTTAACTAATGAACAGTTACTTGAGCTTATGAAATCGGCAGGGGAAGCTTAATGTCTTCTATTTCAAAGCAAGCCGTTCGTCATGAGCTATGGCGAAGAGGTATGATTCAATATAAAATGCATGCAATTCAAAAAGAAATGTATAATATATATTTGAATTCACCCTCTGGAGCTACGTTAGTTTGGTTGTTAGCTAGACAAACAGGAAAATCTTATTGTTTAGGAATAATTGCAACTATTGAATGTATTTCAAAAGCGAATACAATCGTTAAACTATTAACAGATACAAAATTACATGCTCGAACTATATTTGAACCTATTTTTCGTGAAATATTTGATGATTGTCCTGAAGAATTAAAGCCTGAATATATAGCATCTAGTTTTGTATATATATTTAAAAATGGCAGCCAAATTCAAATGGCTGGATCTGATGGTAATTCTGCAGAAAGATTGCGAGGTCAAAAATCGGATTTAATTCTAGTAGACGAGGCAGGGTTTTGTGACAAACTAGATTATAACGTAAAATCCGTTTTATTTCCCACAACTACCCACACGGGCGGTAGAATCATCTTAGCATCAACTCCACCAGCTGAACCGGATCATGAGTTTGTTGGATTTATTGAAGAAGCAGAATCTAATAAATTACTAACTAAAAAAACTTTAGATGACAATCCTTTACTAACCAGAGAACAAAAAGATAATATTGTTTCAAAATTTAAAGGCGGTAGAAATAACTCTCAGTTTCGTAGAGAGTATATGTGCGAAATCATTAAGGACGAAACACTTTCAGTATTGCCTGAGGTTGACGACGAGTTATTGACTGAGATAGTCAAGGAGTATCCTCTGCCTCCTTTTTATCATCGATACGTTGCAATGGATATTGGATTTAAAGACTTGACAGTCGTACTATTTGGGTATTATGATTTCAAAGAAGATAAAATAATCATTCAAGACGAGCTAGTAAGAAATGGTAAACAAATTCATCTACCCGTCTTTACAAAAGAAATTCAGGATAAAGAATCCTCATTATGGACAAATGATTTGACAAATGAATTTATTAGACCTGAAATGCGGGTATCCGATATCAATCCTTTTGTAATTCAAGAGATTAGTATTTATTCTGAAAAAAATAATCCTATGCATAAGATTGATTTTGCTATTGCTAGTAAAAACGATAAGTTAGCTAATATTAATAAACTTCGTGTAATGTTGGCTAATAAACACATTATTATAAATCCTAAATGTGAAACATTAATAAGACATTTAAAACATTGTAAATGGAAAGACAAATCAACTAAAGACGATTTTGCTCGATCTCAAGATGAGGGACATTACGATGGAGTGGATGCTTTATTATATTTTGTTAGATCTATTAACTATAATAAAAATCCTTATCCATCAACTTATGGATATGATACGGCTAATTTATATATAAATAATAGGCAAAGTTTTTTAAAACCAACTCCTGAAGAAATATATAAACAAATTTTCGGTGCTAAGTCTAAACGACGATAGTATTTAACAACTAGATATAGAAACAAACCAGAGAGGATAACATGCTAAAAAAACTAAAAAAATTAAGTCTTGGGATAGCATGTGCTATTCTATCTATTTATATAGGTATTTCACATATTGAATTACATAATTCTTATTTAAGAAATAATGTTGGTTCATCCGTAGTTCAAGTTCTCTCTCCGGCTGGTGGAGGCGGGACAGGGTTTGCAATTAAAGCTGCTTCAGGTAATCATTTTATTGTTACAAATAAACATGTCTGTGAAGGTGCTGTTGGCGGCTGGATGGTAATTAAACAAGATGAAGGATTATCTCCTTCTTTTAAAAAAGTTATCTACAAAGATAATAGACATGATTTATGTTTATTAGAAGGCGATAAACGATTATCTCCATTAAATCTGGGATCTCATCCTAATAAAGGAGATTTTCATTATGTGGTAGGACATCCGGGACTCCGCCAACTTACTGTTTCTCAAGGTGAATACATTGGATATGATACTGTGCGATTAATTGATTCTTCTGCTATAACTAGACAATCATGTCGTGGTCAAGTATATGATCTTAATGCATTTGAAGTACTTATGTTTGGAAGAGAATTTATTTGTATTAGATCTTTTTTGTCCTACGCTTCTACTGCTGTAGTTTATCCCGGAAATTCAGGATCTCCTGTAGTTAACAAATATGGTAATGTTATTGGAGTTTTATTTGCTGGAAGTGATAAGCAAGAAAGAGATAATTATATTGTTCCTCTTTCTCAACTTGAACGTATTTTAAATAAATTCTAAGGATTTACAATGGCTGCTGATGATTTTTCAAATTCAGATGATAATAGATATTTTGCCGCTAGAGAACCAGAAAAAACAGCGACTGCTTTATTACACAAAGGCAGGACATTTTTTAATATTCTAGAAAGTAACCAATATTTATTTAAACTTCAAGATATGTTTAGATATTATTATGGTAACTTTGATAGCCGTATTAATTCTCATGAAATTTCTTTTACCGGAGAACAAGGTGAATTAGTTCGTCTTCCTGTAAATCTTTTTCGTAACTTAGCTAGACATATCCACAGTATGATTACGGCTAATCGTCCGACTTTAGAAGCCCGAGCTATTAACTCTGATTATAAATCATTATCTCAGACTTATCTAGCTAATGGTATTCTTGATTATTATATGAGAGAAAAAGGTCTAGAAGAGATTGTTTCCGATGCAGCAGAGATGGCTGTAGTGCTAGGAAGTGCATATATCAAAATGGAATGGAACGCGATGTCTGGAGAAATGCACGATGTCGACCCGGATACTAATGAACCAACGTATGAAGGTGAATTAGAGTTTAGTTTATTATCTCCTCTTGATGTTGTAGTAGATGGAACAAAAGAAAATTGGCATTCACAAGAATGGGTTATGACTCGTTCGTTTGTAAACCGTTATAATTTACTTGCAAAATATCCAGAAAAAGCCGAACAAATAATGAGGATGGAAACAAAAAATGGCTGGAACAATCATCGATTATCTTTATTCTCCAATGATGATACTGACGACATATCTGTATACGAATTTTTTCATAAGAAAACCGAGGCTATGCCAAATGGTAGATACTTGTTATTCTTATCTTCTGATATTGTTTTGCTAGATCTTCCAATGCCTTATAGATCTATCCCTGTATTTAGGTTATGTCCAAATGCGATTATGGGAACTCCTTACGGTTATACTGATATGTATGATGTGTTTCCTATGCAGGAAGCATTAAATTCATTGTATTCGGCAGTTATGACAAATCAAAATGCGTTTAATGTTCAAAATCTATGGGTTCCTCGTGGTGCAGATATTAATCTTTCTCAGTTAGAAGGAGGATTAAATATCGTAGAAGGTAATGCTAAACCAGAAGCATTGCAATTAACAGCAACTGCTCCTGAAACATTTAATTTTCTTAATTTATTAGCGTCAGCTATGGATCAGCAAGTTGGAGTCAGTTCTGTAACTAAGGGTGCTCCAGAGGCTTCGCTTCGTTCTGGCAACGCACTTGCTCTTGTTCAATCAATGTCACTTCAATTCCAATCTCCTTTTCAAAGAAATTATGTTAAATTCTTAGAAAAGATTGGAACAACTCTCCTAGATATTCTAAAAGATTATGCTACAACTCCAAAATTAATCACTCTTGTTGGTAAAAATAAGAAACCTCTTCTTAAAGAATTTACTGGAGATATGATTGGTGATATTAAAAGAGTAGTTGTGGATGTCGGTAATCCTCTTTCTAGAACTACAGCAGGTAAACTAGAAATTGCAAATAATTTAATGCAACAAGGATTAATTAAAGATCCTAGAGAATATTTTATGGTACTTGAAACTGGTTCATTGGATACAATGACAGAAGGTACTATGTCTGACCTTATGCTTATTCAATCAGAAAATGAATGGCTTATGGAAGGAAAGGATGTATATGCCGATCCACTTGATTTACATGCTTTACATATTAAAGAACATAGATCAGTAATTAGTGATCCAGAACTTCGTCGTGATCCAGAATTATCTAGAAAAGTACATGATCATATTCAAGAACATATTGATATGTTAAGTCAAGTTCGCCCTGATCTTCTTCAGATTATTGGCGAGCAGCCATTACAACCAATGACTCCTCCTGCAGCTGGTGGAGAATTACCTCCGGGTCCAATGCAAGCACAAATGCAAGCTGGAATGCCTGAAGGTCAAGCTCCGAATATTGCTCCAATGGATGCTAGTGTGATGGGTCCTCAAGCTTCTGCTGCTAATCAATTACCAAATCAGCCTGAAGTACCTGCGGAGTTATTACCTAATCCAAGTTTGGAGCCGAGAGCTAAATAATGTGGGCTAAATTATTAGGATTATTAAAAACTAATTCTGAACCTGAACAAGAAATTGTTTTACCTTCTTCTAATAATTTAGAATCTATTCAACAAACTCAAGAATTAAATCCTGATCCTACAAATATTGGAAGTTATAATGGACCATCTAATTTAATAGGATTTAATTATTTAAAGAAAAAGGGAGAAGATGATGAAAGTCTTAATCCTCCTCGCAAGTTTATTAACCTCAGTAGCCTCTTACGCGGGAAATTTGGAAATGGATAAATTACAAAAATTAAAAAAAATGATGACTGACAGAAAAGCTTCTTATGTTGAAAAAACTCCAGAAGATGTTTACAGAGATGTTGCTGGAAAATTCGAACATTTTGAACCAAGTGATATTGCTCAGATTGGTGGAGTAGAATCACAGCATGGTAAATATTCAAAACCATTACAGGGCGGATCTGCTAGGGGAATTTTTCAATTTCAACCACAAACTGCAGAGTATTTGATTCCGGGTAGTTCAAAAAGCTTGACAGATCCTAATACTCAAGCTGAATTAATGAAGAAATATCTAGAAAGAAATAAGATGACTAATACAGAAGATGCTTATGCTATGCATAATTTAGGTCCAACTCGTGCTAGAAAGTTTTTACAAGCCTCTGATGATGATTTAATTACAAAAGTTATACCTAAACAGGTGATTAATTCAAACCCCGGCTTATATAAAGTGAAAACAGTTGGTCAAGCCAAAGAAAATATTAGAAAAAAGCTGGAAGCTGGGGAAGAAAGTATTGAAATTACTCCAAGTTTACTAGATTTGTTTAAAGAAGAGTAAATATGATTAAAAAATTCGGAAAAATATATAAAATTTTATCAAAAAAGGGTAAAAATCTTGGATCTGCCACATCTTTAGAAAAAGCTAAGGAGCGATTACGTCAAGTTGAGTATTTTAAGCATAAAAAAAAGAAATAATTCTAATAAATTTCCAATAAAATAAACAAGATATAATATTAACAACTTTATATGATTGTAATTAAGTTTACAATTTATAACTATATGAAAATACGTAAAAAAACAATATTGGAGATATATTTATGGCTAATCAACACACTCCATCGAGGTTAGATGCAAACCAAGTACTCCAGAATGCGTTTGATGATGATAGCCAAAGACTCCGAGTAGATACCGCAGCCACTGTTGTAGATGCTGATATAGATATAAGCTTAGATGCCTCCGATGATAGTGTTTCTATTGCCGATCAAACTACAGGAAATAAATTAAAAATAAATTCAGATGGTTCTGTAAATGTTTCTAGTCAAGGGTCAGCTACAGAAACAAAACAAGATGTTACAAATGTATTTTTAGGTAACATTAATCAAGGTATTAATAATATACCTAGTCCGTTTGCTCCTCCCAAAGATTGTGATAGTATGATAGTTAATAAGGATCAGCCTACTATAGATATTATCTATTATAAAAAAAATGGGGCTAATGGTATCGTGTTAAAAACAGTTAAAGTTACATATGTTGATGCTGCCAAACTTGATGTAATAGCTGTGGAATTATTATGATTATCTTTGATTTTTTAACTGGTCAATTAAAAATCGTTGATTATCAACCGCCATCTAGCGCAACTACTGGATTTGTTGATTTTGATGTTAGAGTACATGACGATATTACATTAGATGCAGGAACTAGGTCGGAAGACACTGTTTCTGTAATAGATTTTCAAAATAGAGTTTAATTAAAAAATGGCAATATTCCGCTTACCAAAAATAACAACTACAGAGAGAACTCAGATTATTTTGAGTCCAGCGGAAATCGTTTTCGATATAGACACATCAACTTTTTATGGAGGAGATGGTCTAACTCTCGGTGGTTTTGAAATCGGAAAAGATATTCAGTTGAAATTAAAAAAAGAAACAATTTCCCTTACTCAGGGAAACATCAATGATAAAAAAGTAACTTTAATTCACAATCCTCAAAATGTAGAAAATATAATTTTGATACCTCAAGGAGGAATTGAGCAAATCTATGATGTTGATTTTACTATAATAGGTAAAGACGTACATTGGAATGGATTGGGTTTAGATGGTTTTTTAGAAGTTGATGATATTATTAATGTCATATATTTCTATTACTAAGGGGGTAATAATATGGCTCAACAAATTAAAAAGAAGTTTATTAAAGACGATGCTGTTGATGGATCGAAGATTAAACTTCTAGAAGGACAATCACTTCGTACAGAAGTTTCTGGTCAAGAAGTAGAACTTCTAAAAATTAACGCGCAAGGAAAACTTGTATCTTCTGGAGAAGAAATTGCTTTTAAAGGTCAGTTAGATGCAGAATCTTCTGCTCGTCAAGCTGGAGATCAAGGTTTACAATCTAGCCTTGATTCTGAAGTTTCTCGCGCTACTGCTGCAGAACAAAGTCTTCAATCTTCACTTTCTACTGAGCAATCAGCTAGAATTGCAGGAGATGGACAACTTCAACTAAGCATTGATGATTTAGACGGTTATGCACAAGAAATTCGTTCTGATTTAGATCAAGAGGTTTCTGATAGAATGTCAGCAGTATCTTCTGAGGAATCAGCTAGAATTGCTGGAGATCAAAATCTTCAAAATCAAATTAATAACCTTATCAGTAACATTGATCCAGTAGCTTTAGATTCTCTTACTGAAATCGTTGGCGCATTCCAAAATGCTGATTCTGATCTTCAAGATGCTCTTTCAGCTCTTAGTACAAGCGCAAGCTCTGCAATTGCTGCTGAGCAGTCTGCTCGTATTGCTGCAGATCAAACACTTCAATCAAATATTGATTCTGAAGAGTCTGAGCGCGTTGCTGCTGATGAAGTATTACAAGACAACATTGATTCAGAAATGTCAAGAGCTATGGGCGTTGAAGGTTCATTGCAATCTCAAATCAACCAAGAATCTTCTGACAGAATGTCTGCTGATTCTTCTCTCCAAAGCAACCTTGATTCTGAAATGTCAAGAGCTATGGGTGTAGAAAGTTCTTTACAATCTCAAGTTAATGATGTTGTTTCTGATCTTGATTCAGAAATGTCTCGCGCTATGGGTGTAGAGTCTTCTTTACAATCTCAGATTTCTCAAGAAGTTTCTGATCGTGTTGCAGCAGACTTAGTTCTTCAAGGTAGCGTTAGTACAGAAATGTCTCGTGCTATGGGAGTTGAAGGTTCTCTTCAATCTCAAATCTCTCAAGAGGTTTCTGACAGAATTGCAGGGGATTCGTCTCTTCAAAGTTCAATTAGCGCAGAGCAATCTTCTCGTATTTCTGGAGATCAGTCTCTCCAGTCTAACATTAATGACTTAGATGGTTATGCTCAGGAAATTCGCTCTGACTTAGATCAGGAAGTATCGGATAGAATGTCTGCTGATTCTTCTCTTCAAAGCAGCATCAATACAGAAATGTCTCGTGCTATGGGAGTTGAAGGTTCTTTACAATCACAACTTTCTCAGGAAGTTTCTGATCGTATCGCTGGAGATTTAGCTCTTGACGGACGTTTAGATGTTCTTGAGTCTGACCCTGTTACTAAGACTTACGTTGACTCTGAAGTTTCTGACCTTCAGTCACAAATCAACAGCGTACTTAGCAATATCGATCCAGCAGCTCTTGATTCTTTAACAGAAATCGTTTCTGCTTTCCAATCTGTTGATTCTGATTTACAAGACGCAATTTCTGCTCTTGGAACAGGTGCTAACTCTGCTATTGCTGTAGAGCAATCTGCTCGTATAGCTGCTGACCAAACGCTTCAGTCTAACATCGACTCTGAAATGTCTCGTGCTATGGGCGTTGAAGGTTCTCTCCAGTCTAATATCGACTCAGAGATGTCTCGCGCTATGGGTGTAGAGTCTTCTTTACAATCTCAGATTAGTCAGGAAGTTCTTGACCGTCAAGCTGATGTTGACTCTGAAATGTCTCGTGCTATGGGAGTTGAATCTAGCCTACAGTCTCAAATTTCTCAGGAAGTTTCAGATCGTACAGCTGCAGATTCAGTACTTCAAGGCAATATAGATTCTGAGCAATCTTCTCGTATAGCTGCAGATGCATCTCTCCAAAGTGAAATTGATGCTCTTGAGCTTCGTGTAGACGAAACAGAGTCTGATATTTCTAGCTTACAATCTCAAGTTCTAAATCTTGATTCTGATGTTAATTCGCTTGAAGGTCGTATGACTACAGCTGAAACTGATATCAATAATCTTGAGTCAAGCTTGTCTTCTGAAATTTCTCGCGCTACTGCTGCTGAGAATGCTCTTGATGCAAGACTTGATGTTCTTGAAGCTAAAGCTTTTGGTAAAGAAACTTTCAGTATTACTAGCAACTTAACTCACGTAGATATGTCTAGAGAAGTTGTTGCTAACTCTTTGATAGTATTTGTCAGTCGCTTGGCTGCTCATAAAGATATTGATTATACAGTTTCTGTTGTTGGTGGGGTTACTCGTCTTACTTGGATCGGTTCTTTTGCTCAATTGGGCGAAGAAGCAATCGCTGAAGGTGACGTTGTAATCGTTACTTACTACTACTAATTGACGTAATAAGGGGAGGGGTTTATCCCCTCCTTTTTTTAAGGAATTGTATGGCTATCATTTCAAAACCGCAAATAATTTATAAAGGAACTTCTGTTACCTTTACATTATTTAAGGCTAATTTAAAAGACAATCACGTAGTTTCTGCAAATTCCAGATTTATTGATTTTAGCAATTGGAAAGATGTTTATATAAACTATAAAAGCTCTGTTGGAAATCAACGCGTTAATGTTAACTTTGACGCTAGTACAAATTTTCAATATGGAACATTTTCAGTTTCGGAAAGGGCTAGAAATAGATTTATAGTAGAAAGCATCACAATTGTTGATTTAGATGGGGAAATTTTAAAAATTCCAAGAAACGATCTAAATACTGTTACTTTTGATATAGATTTATATAGCGACTCGGATAGTGATGAGTTTGTGTTATTATTAGAAGAAGGTACTAACTTTCTTTTAGAATCTGGTGATTTTTTAGTTTTAGAATAATACAAACGGAGTAAACAATGAGTGAAAATAAAAAATTAACGCAGTTACCTGAAAAGCTTACCAGCTTAGATCCGAATGACTTGCTTTACGTAAGTGCAAACGGATTGTCTAAGTCTATTAAGGCTTCTGTAGTAGAAGCTCCTTTAAAGACTTACGCAGATAATAAAGCTAGTGAAGCTCAGGCTGCTGCAATTAGTGCTGCAAATTCAACAGCACAATCTTTAGTTAATGCTGAAGCTGCAAGAGCAACTTCCGCAGAATCTGGATTACAGAATCAAATTACAGCTGAAATTTCTAACAGAATTGCTGCAGATTCTAGCATACAGTCGAGCGTTAGTGTAGAATCAAGTAGAGCAGTAAATGCAGAAAGTTCTTTACAAAATCAGATTTTTCAAGAAGTATCTGACAGACAGGCTTTAGCTTCTCGCGTCAGTTCTTTAGAGGCTGATCCTGTTACAAAAAGTTATGTAGATTCAGAGGTTTCTGATATACAACTACAAATAAGTGCTCTTTTAAGCAACGTAGATCCAGCTGCTTTAGATTCTTTTACTGAAGTAGTTTCTGCTTTTCAAACAGCAGACAATAGTCTTTCTGGAGCAATTACCACTTTAGCTAGTAATTTAACCAATAGTTTGAATGCTGAGATTACATCTAGACAGTCTGCTATCTCTTCTGAACAATCTTCTAGAGTTTCAGCAGATTCCAGTCTGCAAAGTCAAATTTCTCAGGAAGTTTCTGACAGAGTTTCTGCAGATCAATCTTTACAAAATAGCTTAAGTTCAGAAACATCTAGAGCAATCGCAGTAGAAGGCTCTTTGCAAAGTCAGATTACTCAAGAGATTTCCGATAGACAATCTGCCGTAAGTGCGGAAGAATCACGAGCAATTGCCGTAGAATCATCTTTACAATCTCAGATTAGCCAAGAAATTTCTGATAGAATTTCTGCAGTATCTGGAGAAGCTTCTTTGCGTCAATCTGGAGATTCAGTTCTTCAGTCAAGCTTAGATTCTGAAGTGTCTAGAGCTTTATCTGTCGAGAGTTCCCTCCAGTCTCAAGTTTCTCAGGAAGTTTCGGACAGGCAAGCTGCTATCTCTCAAGAAGTTTCTGATCGTACTGCTGCAATTTATAACGCTACTACTGGACATATTATTCCAAGAGAAACTCTTACTTATGATTTAGGTAGTGCGGATTACAGATTCAGAGATTTATACTTAAGTGGGAATACTATTATTCTAGGAGAAACTACAATTTCTTCTAATGAGAATGGTGAGCTTGATTTGCAAGAAGGTGCTACTGTAGGTGGTTATCTTATTGCAACAACAAATTATGTTGATTCGTCTGTTGATATAGAAGAGAGTGCAAGAGCTTCTGCAGATTCTTCTCTACAAAGTGCTATTGAAAATGAAGAAAGTAGAGCTTTATCTGCCGAGGCTGCTTTAGGACAAAGAATTGATAATGTTCTTTCAAACATCGATCCAGCTAGTTTAGATTCTTTGACAGAGCTTGTTGCTGCTTTTGAAGCTGCAGATGACAGCTTATCTGGAGCAATTACAACTTTAACTACTACAACTACAAACAATCTTAACGCAGAAATTACGTCAAGACAAGCTGCAGTTTCAGTAGAACAGTCGGCTCGTATTTCAGCTGATTCCTCGTTACAGTCCCAGATAACTCAAGAAATTTCAAGAGCTGTGGGAATAGAAGCTTCTTTACAATCACAAATTACAGCTGAAGTATCCAATCGTATTGCTGATGTAAACAATGAAATGTATCAGCGTGAAGCAGCTATTGAAAGTGTTCAAGAGATGATTGGACAAGAACAAATCAGAGCAGAAGGTGTTGAAGTTTCTCTTCAATCTCAAATTACAGCTGAAGTATCTGCTAGAATTGCAGGAGATAGTTCAACTTTATCTTCCGCACAATCATATACAGATTCTAATATTTTAACAGAGCAATCTGCTAGAAGTGCTGCGGATGTAACAACCTTGCAAAGTGCTAGAAGTTATACAGATGCATCAATTTCAACTGCTTTGTCTGGAGTAGCATCTCTCCCTGTTGGAGCTATTTGTATGTATGCTGGTTCTGTTGCTCCAAGTGGGTATTTACTTTGTGATGGGTCTGCTGTAAGTCGTAGTACGTATTCTGCTTTATTTGCGGTTATTAGCACTACGTATGGAACTGGAAATGGTTCAACTACGTTTAACCTTCCAAATCCAGACAGTAACGCTAATATTCGATTAATTATTAAAATATAAGGATTTATTATGAGTATAATTACAAAGCCAAATGTCTCAAAAGGTATTTCGGCTCAGTTTTCTTTAAATAAATCTGAGTTGTTACAACATCCTTTAGTTGAATCAGATCCATATTTTTCAAATTCTATAAATTGGTCTAGAATAAATGTAATATATAAAAGTTCAGAAGGTAGTCAATATGAGATTGTGGAATTTGATGCATCCCAAACAACCCCGGTTGGTTCTTTTTTAGTATCTGAAAAAGCTCGCAATGAATTTCAAGTTATTAAAGTTAAAATTCTTGACTTTGATGGGGGATTTTTAGAAATTCCAAGGGATCAATTAGATTCTGAGGAATTCGATATTTTATTTTAAGAAAAACAATTTCGTTTTTCTTTTTGCACGGTAATTTGACCGAAACGTGCACGGTCGAGGAGAATTTATGGCTATTATTAATGTAAAAAAAGACGGATCAGGTCAAGCAACGACTATCCAGCAAGGTATGATGCTTGCTCAGTCAGGTGATACTGTTCAAGTTGAAGCTGGTCTTTTTGAGGAGAATGTTGATTTTTATAAATCAGGAATTACTCTTAAAGGTGCTGGTAAGAGTTTGACAGAAATTAGAGGTGTTTTAGAATCTAACGTAACAAAGTCTTGTACGTTTTTAATTGGAGTTACCACTTTATCATTTCCTTCAGGTACTGAGGGGTTTAAAGTTGGTAGATTTCTTTCAGGATTGGGTCTAGCTACTAATACTAGAATCACTTCAGTTTCACCTACATCTATTACTGTTTCTGCTGCGACAACGTCTGCTAGAACGAATCAAAGTCTTGTTATGACTGCAATTCCTTCTGCAGTAGTAGTTCGTGGAGCAAACCATGTTATTAAAGATCTTAAGATCACTGCACCTCAAGCTTTAGAAACTAGATGCTTAGCGGATAACGCTGCAATTTTCTTTAGGAACACAGGTAACGGAGAAGTTCCGGCTTCTGGCTATGTTCTTGAAGATTGTGTTGTTGAGGCAAGAGGCGAAAGTGCTATTATGACTGACGCTGCAGCTGGTGTTGGTAACGGTATTATCCGTAGAAACACAATCCAAGGTCAAACTTTTGTTGGTGCATCTGCTGCTCAAGTTCCTGCTTTTGGTACAATGACAAAAACAGGCACAGTTCTTTCTGCTAGAACTATTCAATTCAGTGACCTAAGTGGTATTACTGCTCCACACGCTGGAAACAGCCAAGGAAGTGAAATTACTCCGGGTTTAAGAGTTGCTTCAATTAGCGGAAATATTGTAACGGTTACAGCAAACATTCCTGACGCAGTTGGGACTAGCAGATCTTTCTCTTTTGCAAACGTACAATTTAACTTTCCTAACGTAGCAAGACAATTAGTTGTTATTCAAGGAAATAATGCTGCTACTCAATTCCTAAATAACACTGTTAAGGGTAAAACTGGTAGCGGTATTTCTTATAATACAGCGGCTACTATTGATACAGCTAACGCAGTTATTACAGGAAACACTATGAATGGTGAGTTTAAGTACGGATATGCTTTAAGAGCAAGAGGTGCTGGAGCTACAGTTAGTAATAACGTAAACTACTCTCTTCCGGGTAAAGAGAATGCTGGTTACTTAATTGGACCAACAGGATCTCAATCATTTGGAATGACTGTAGGTAGCAATACTTCTATTACTACAACTCTTGTTTCATCTGTCCAGACTACTGCGGGTCAGCCAATGTCAGTAACTATGTCTAAAGGTATGATAAAAGCTTTGTCTAAAGTTTCCCAAAATATTGATTTTTCAAATGAGGCTAACTGGAACCTTGTATCTTTTGTCTTCAAAAAAACGTCTAGTTCGCAAAGAATTGTATCTGCATTCAGAGATTTTGACGCTGAAAAGTCAGTTAAATTGAAGAGTGGAATGGTTTCTGGGGATCAATTCCAACTTCACAAAATCATTATCTCTACTTCTGATAGATCTCTATTAGTTATGAAGAGAAGTGAAATTGATGACGCAGAGTCTTTTGATTTTATTTTAAAGTAGTTGATTTTACAGCCCCTCCCTTAAAAAGGAGGGGTTTTTTGTGTCAGATAACACACTTATATTATATAGCAATAAGGAATCATTTATCATGAAAATTAGAGTACGAGATACAAGTGTGATTAAAAATGATAAAAGCAAAAAACGTACAAAAATTCGTAATACTAAACGTCGTAAAAATATCTATAAATATTTATTAATTTTAATGTTTTTAATAAATACATATTTAATTTTAAATAATTATGGTTTAATTGAACCATCTATACAATATTTAAAACATCATCCCTATACACAATACATTGTTTTATTTTTAAAACAGCATAATATCTTAAAATAACAACTGTTTATATAAACCTATCCAATTAAGGACGGTTAATTTATCCCTATCATTTGACGGGAGAAAGGAAGTTGTATGTTTAGACGTTTTGAATTAAGAAATGAAGCTGGTGACATTGACGGAGGAGGAGCTTCTCTAGAATCTTCTGAATCAACTGAATCTAATGCTGAGAACTTAGAAGCTGGCGATGATTCTGAAATAGAACAAGAATTAACCCCAGCTGAAGTCAAAAAAATCAAGAAATTAAAGCTAAAATTTAATGGAAAAGAAATTGAAGAAGATCTTCCATTTGAAATAGAAGAAGCACATGCTGATTGGTTAGTAAAACAACGCCAAAAAGCAATGCTTGCTGATCATAAAGCTAATGAATATAGTCAGTTAGAGCGTGAAATTGGTGCATTTATTCAAGAATTACGTAAAAATCCTAAAAAAGCTCTGTCAAACCCAGCAATTGGATTAGATATTAAGCAATTTGCTGCAGAAATTCTACAAGAAGAAATCGAACAGGCTCAAAAAACTCCAGAACAAATCAAAGAAGAAGCTTTACAGCGTGAATTAGAAGAACTTAAAGCAGAAAGAGCGCGTGAAAAAGAAGAAATGAGTGCTCGTGAACTTGAAAGACTTACAGAACGTGAGTACGAGCGTTACGACAATCTAATGTCTTCGGCTATTGAATCATCTGATCTTCCAAAATCCCCGTATGTAGTTAAAAAGATGACAGAATATCTCATGTTGGGAATTGAGAATGGAATTGATGTTGAACCTAAGGATGTTATTCCTCTAATTCGTGAAGAAATTCAAAATGATATACAAGAAATGTTCCAAGTTATGCCAGCCGAGGTTATTGAACAGATTCTTGGTAAATCAAATATTGAAAAATTACGTAAAAAACGTGTAGCTTCTGCTAAAGCACCTGTTCCTGTTAAGGCTTCTGTAAAAGATGTTGGTGCTCAAAAGAAAGAAGAAGTTAAAGAACAGAAAAAACAAACCCTTAGAGACTTTTTTGGTGTATAATGTCAAAATTTAAGAAACTTAAGAATGTTGTAATGACGAAAAAAGATAAAGACCCCAAAGGCGGCTTAACTGCCGCCGGAAGGGCTAAATACAATAAGAAAACTGGGTCTAATTTAAAGCCCGGAGTCAGAGGCGCAGCCGATACTCCTGAAAAACTACGTAGAAAGGGTTCATTTTTAACACGTTTCTTTACAAATCCTTCTGGTCCTATGAAAAATGATAAGGGTGAGCCAACGAGACTTGCTCTTTCTGCTGCTGCTTGGGGCGAACCAGTGCCACAAAATGCTAGTGATGCTGCAGAGTTAGCCGCTAAAGGTCGTAGGTTATTGGAAAGATATGAAAAAAGTAAGAAAAAATAGAAATAATTTAACAACTTATATAAAATATCTATGATATTTAGCTGGAATGACATGAGATCGGCTAATTTCTAACCTAAACCAAGGAATGAAATGGCAGTACCAAAGCAGGGTAAGCGAAAATAACAGGCTATTTAATTTAATTAATAACAAAAAAGGAAATTAATATGTCTATTTCGTATCAGGCTAAAAGCTCTCCTGTATTATCAAGACAGCTTGAAGCTCAAGAAATCGTTGCTGAATGTAACTTAACTGCTTCCGATGCTGGTCTTAAAGCTGCATCTTCAGATTCTCCATCTATTGTTTCAATTTCTGGAGTTTTGACAGCAAGAGTAATTACACTTGAAGTTGGTGAAGAAATCTCAAAATGTTTTTTCGCTGAAGTTAGAAATCGCGCTACTGGAGCAATTGTTGCTACTGCAGCAGCCCCTGATATTTCTACTTCTAAGAAAATCTCGGTAACTGTTGATGGTACTGGACTTTCTTCTGTTTGTGTAAAGTTTTGCTATAAAGTTGCTGAATAATAAATAAAAAGGATTAAATTATGTCTACAAGTAATAAATTTTCGACCGACGTTGTTGGTAACCTAAATGGTTTTTTTAAAGAAGTATATGCTGATAAATTACAAGAGTTAATTCCAGAAGGTCTTAAACTTGTTAATATGATCAAGTTCATTGGAAAAGAAAAACAAGGTGGTAATCTATTTCACCAACCTGTAATTCTTGGTATGGAGCATGGTGTTACTTTTGCTTCTTCTGATGACGATGCTTTCAACTTGAACCCACCTGTTGCTGGTGTAATTAAAGATGCTCAAGTTCGTGGTAACCCAATGGTTATGCGTTCACTTCTTGGTTATACAGCTGCTTCTCGTTCAGTTGGCGGAAAGAATGCTTTTATGGATGCTACAAAATATATCGTAGCTAACATGCTTCGTTCTATGTCTAAAAAATTAGAAATTCACCTTCTATACGGTCAAAAAGGTTATGGACAAGTTTCTGCTGCTGCAGTTGGTTCTGTAATCACAATTAAGACTGCTGAATGGGCTCCGGGAATTTGGGCAGGGGGCGAAGGTATGCCAATTGAAATCGTTGACTCTGCTGGTTCAGTAGTGCGTGGCGAATTCACAATCACTTCAGTTGATATGGACGCTCGTACAATCACAGTTTCTGCTAATGCTCAAGCTGCTGGTGTAACTACTAATGATCTTATCTTCCATAAAGGTGCTCGTGGAAATGAATTTGCTGGTATCCATGCAATTCTTTCTAACACAGGTACTTTATTCAACATCAATGCTGGTACTTATAATCTTTGGAAAGCTAACAGCTACGATGCTGCTGGTGCTCTTTCTTTTGCTAAACTTTCTAAAGCTGCTTCAAAAGCCGTAGAAAAAGGTTTGGATTCTAAACTTTCAGTATTCGTTAACCCTCGTGGATGGGCAGATCTTCTTCAAGATCAAGCTGCTCTACGCATGTATGATCAATCTTACTCTTCTGCTCAACTTCAAAACGGTGCTAAATCATTGAAGTTCCATTCTCAGAATGGTGAGCTAGAAATTATCCCTTCTATCTATATCAAAGAAGGATATTGTTTCATGCTTGCTATGGATGAATTTATGAGAGTTGGTTCTTCTGATATCAGCTTCAAGCGTCCGGGTTATGGCGATGAGTTCTTCCGTGATCTTGAAAACTCAGCTGCTTACGAACTACGTCTTTTCACTGACCAAGCCCTATTCTGTATGGCTCCGGGTAAAAACGTACTTGTTACTGGTGTAGTTAACGCTGCATAATTAATAGATTTATTCTATTTATCGAGCCCTGCCTTATGGTGGGGCTTTTTTATTTTAACCCATTAATTATTAACAACTATAAACGTATATACTCTGGAGTTTAGATGTCGGTTAAACTTATAATTAAAGGGACGGTAATAAACATACCTTCCTCTGGTGCATCACCAAACTGGTCACCAGCTATTATTGAAGCATTTAAAGCTCTAACGGATGCAGTTAATGCTATTACGGGAACTTACGACGTTGCTCCTCAAACTCAAAATATCGACGCAAATAACTCAAGTACAAACATTGAATTAGCTAATCTTAATTTTCCTCCGGCAGATGTTCGCGCTGCTACAATATTTTATTCTGTTTTCCGTAAAACAACCGGAATAGGTGCTCAAGAAGTTACTGAAGCTGGGACATTAGAAATAGCATTTAATGATTCTCGTTCTGCAACTTCTAAATGGGAAATAGTTAGAACTGGTGGGGGAGATGGATTTATTGATTTTAATATAACAGATTTAGGTCAAATTAGATTTACAACAACAGCATTAACAGGTAATGATCATACAGGGATTGTTTCATATAGAGCAATTTCAATACTTAATACTTAAAATAGGTTTATTATGGCTTTGAACTTTAAAAAAATATGGAATGGATTGAAGTTGGTTGTAAAAGCATCTTCTACTTCGGATTCAACCGGAGATATGGAAGTGCTCTCAAGTAATGCTAATAAACTGCATTATCATAATGGAACTTCTAATTCTGCAATAGTTACAGAAGCCCATTCTGCAACTCTTACAAATAAAACATTTGATGCTAATGGAACTGGCAACTCTCTTTCTAATGTAGAAACTGCCGATTTAGCTCCTAGTGCGTTAGTAAAATCAGTCGCTGGTGGAGGAACAGGAATAACTCCATCGAGCACCGATGCTCAATTGCCTTCAGCACTTGCAGTAAAATCATATGTAGATGCTGCAATTGGGTCAGTTAATGAGGCTTCAGAAATTACAGTATCACCTGCTGTTGCTGGTGCGACAAACGTACAATCAGCATTATCAAACATTAACACCGCAATTGTAGATCATATTGCAGACACTTCTGCTGCGCACAACGCTTCTGCCATTGCCATTACTCCAGCTATTACAAATCTAACAGCTACAGATGTTCAAGCTGCTTTTCAAGAAATTCAAGGTGACATTGACAGCTTAACTTCAAATAAAGTTACAGGTCCAGCTTCTGCCACAGACGAAGCTATTGCTAGATATGATTTAACTACGGGTAAATTACTCCAAAACTCTTTAGTTAAAATTGATGATGCGGGTCAAATCACTGGAGCTACAAAGCTTACAGTTGACACACTTACCCTTGACGGTAGTAAAGTTGGAACTACTGCCAGTGCAGGAAGTCACATAGACGTTGGTAGTACGATTACCATTACAACTCCTAGATTAGAAATTGCTTCTAAGGTTAATTTTACAAACGCAGAAGTTTCAATTACCGGGGCTAACGCAGTTCTTCCAGTTGGTAATGGTGCTTATTTCACGCTTGTTGATACAGGTTTATTATCCATTGAAATGATTTCTGGTGTTACAGCTATCTCAACAATTATAATGATAGCGAATAGAACTGGGCATTCAATTGACTTATTAAACGAAACAGGCGCAACTGCAACACAACAAATCTACACAGGCACTGGTGGAAACTTTACGCTTTTAGACAAGCAAACAATTTTATTAAGCTACAGCGATGTTAGTGGCGGTAAATGGGTTATTGTCGGAGGAAACTCTCTAGATATCGAATACTCGGCTACAATTGCAAACAATCAATCTTCTGCCACAGACATAACTGGCATGATTCTTAACGATACTTTATATCGTGGTTTTACAATTGATTATTTAATCTGGAGAGCTACTGACATAAACTCTAGAATCCAATATGGACAACTTAGAGCTGTTTATAACGCTAATACCTCAACTTGGTATTTGAGCGATAATTATTCAGGACAAGATGCAGGGGTTGAGTTTTCAATGAATGTTAACCAAGTACAATATACAAGCAATAATTTAACTGGTGCAGATTACAGCGGCTATATTAAATTTATTTACGCAAGACAAATAACAGGATAATTTTAAGTTGACACTGATAGTACGTGTCATATAATCTGGAAAAAGGAAGGAAAGAAATGAGTACGAATTCATTTAAAATTAAAAACTCGGCAGTACTAACGCCAAAGGATTTATCCACGTTAGTTAGCCCAGAAGCGGGTGAAATCGCCTGTGACATTAATGACAGTAATAAAATTAAGCGTTATGACGCTGCGTCTGCTTCATGGGTTGAAGTTGGCTCTGGCGGCGTTGGTAGCGTCGATATTATGTTTGTCCAAGACTTTGAATCAGCAAGCTTATCAAGCTTTACACAAACTGGTTTATCGCTTTCAACAACAAATCCATTACACGGTAAAGTTTCTGCTGTTTTAACGCACCAAGCTGCTGTTAACCAGTCTTTTAAGCAAGTTATTCCAGTTGACCCGAAATTCCGCGGTCAGGCAATGGTTCTTGATTTAAACGTTAAATCAGCCGCTTCCGCTGGTAACGTAGTAATTAAAGTTAGAGACGAGTCAAACTCTTCTGACTTAATTGTTTCTGAAGCGTTACAACTTTCTAACGACGTTTCTGGAAGAAGAAGCTCAGTTAGCTTTACAATTCCTTCTACTTGCTCAAGCTTATCTTACACAATTACAGCGTTGCCAGAAGCTGGTTCTCCAGTTACTCGCATCGACGACATTGTTGCAATGCTTTCTGACGTTTCATTGCTTGAAACTTCTGTTCTTGTGCCAAATCTTACAGCGTGGCAAGGTTATACTCCAACATTTCAAGGTTTTGGAACTCCTTCTAACGTAGAGTTTGAATGGAGACAAGTTGGAGAAAACGTTGAGATTCGTGGTAAGTTTACTTCAGGGGCTCCAACTGCGGTTGAAGCCAGAATTGGACTTCCGGGTGGATTAACTTCTGCTGGCACAAGCTTAATTCCAAGTTTGCAAATGGTTGGTAAAGCAGGACATTCAGGATCAGCGGCTACTTATTTTGGAAAAGCAATTTTAATTGAGCCGTCTGTTTCTTATATGACAGTAGGTACTCAAACATCCACTAGTAATGAATTAACTAAAGCTCAAGGTATCAATTTATTGGCTACGGGAGATACTCTATCATTCTTCGCTTCCGTTCCTTGCGCAGGTTTAAGCGCAACAAGCACGAAGACAATTCCATTGACGCAGAGTGGGTTGGTGCAGGAAGGTGATAGCTATTTATTTGTTAGTGGAAATGCTGGACAAGCTATTACTGCATCTGTTACAAATATTCCATTTGCTAATATTCAATCTTCTATTGGAGATGCCTTTTCTTTTAATGGTAGCCAAATCACTATTTTAAAAGCGGGAGTATTTGATTTTAGCGCAACAGTTACAACATCAGCAAACGTCAGTACTAGATTAGGTTTATTTAAAAATGGAAATCTAGTTTCTACTGGAGTTGGTGCTTTAATTTCAACGCACTCATATAGTTTAAGTTTATCATTATCTTCTGGAGATGTAATTTCATTTAGATTAGTGGATAATAATGGTACATTAGCTAACTCGACAGCACACACTTTACAAGTTACTCAACAATCCTCCCTCAAACAAGTGTCTGTCTCTTCCGACCAAAAAATCACTATTCCAACCTCTGAGCTACGCTTTGAAGGTGCGTCAAGCAGAGGCTCAACAGCAACAGCAATTGTTAAGTTTGACACAATGGCTAAGCTTCGTGGCGATGCTTTTACTGTAGAAAGCGACAGCGTTCTTGGTACAAGAATTACGATGAAGAAAGCTGGTAAGTTAGATGTGAGTGCAAACGTAAGACAAAGTGCAGCAGCTACTTATTTTTCAATTAGTAAAAATCAAGCTAATTTAACAGCAGTTGCAACAATTGCTAGTGAAGTTTTAGCTTTTGCAATAACAGATGCTTCAACTTCTTACGAAAATATGTCGTGGTCAGGATTTGTATCAGTTGGGGATATAATTAGAGTTTCTGCTGGTGCTAACCCTACAAACGATTTATCACAATCCCTAAACCTCTCCTTCCAAGAGCAAGACATTTCCGTTTCAGTAACCAACACACTGCCCCAGTTTTCTGAAAGCGATAGCTATGTTAGAGTAGCTACTGGGAATGGATTTGGTTCATCAGCTACGACCGTACGTAGATTTGCTTCAGTAACTAGCAACGTTGGCACAGATATTTTATACGCCGATTCAGCTACAGCGGGAGCATCATTTACTGTACAATCTGCTGGTGTTTATAACATTTCTTATACAGATCAATCTTCTTCTAGTACTCCATCTCTTCAAATACTTATAAACAGCGTTATTATTTCACAAGCCACAATTCCGCTTGCTACTGGATCAATAACAGCAACAGCTCAGCCATATTTGAATAGAGGAGATATTATTCAATTAATCGCAACTCCTGCTGCAAACATGTCTTCTGCATCATCTTTAGCACAAGTTCTTATCTCCAAAGTTGGTAAGCCTAACGTAACTGGAGTGGATGTAACTCCGTTTGTTAATGTGCCACAGCCTGATAGTCAGAGTAGTTACTTTAGTTCTTCTGCTACATTAGCAGCTGGTACAATTATAGGAGCACTACAATCAAATACCAACAATGGTATTTTTAGTTATAATCCTAGCACTGGAATTTATACAATGCTTAAAAATGCAGATGTATCTATTTCAGCAAGTGTTTCTGCCGCCGCAGCAGCTACTGTACAAGTACTAATAAATATAAATGGAGTTAGTACTAATTTTTCTAATACTGAAGCCATACTTAATAGAGCTTCTACTGTTAGTTTGAATCAAACTATTCAAGCGGGAAGTACTTTTTATATATTTACAGCAGGAGGATCTTCTAATACTACAAGAATATCTGTATTAGCTACAGCACTCTCCGATCAAATCCTAACAGCTCCAGAAAGCTTCAGCACAGACACAGCTTCTCTAAGCTATGCATCTTCTGCAGCTTACACACTTAGCACGTTGCAAAATGCACCTGTTGGAACTTACATTACATTCACTTACGCAGCGAATACAAACACAAGAACTCAGACAACGACAAGACCGACCCAGACTGACGCTGATATGAATGTGAATGGAATGCTGATTTATACTAGAGCGTATAATGCAGCTAGTACAGCAGGAAATCCAGCAGCAATTGCAATACAAATTGGTAAAGGATTAAAGGGTGTTTCTAAGAACTTGTATAAGAGTGTTGGAAAATCAATAGAAGGTAGTGTTGATGCAGTACAATTTAATACAGGTTCTTTATCTGGTATTGCTTACAAAGCATACAATGAAGTAACTGGTATATTATATATAGATTCTGGAGAACAAAAAGTTACAACATCTAATAGTAATTTTTTCTCTTTCAGCGATCTTTCTACTCAATCATCAGGCTACCTCGTAATTAACGCAAGCAAAAATCCAGCGTTGACTGGTCTTAATGTATTGTTGCCGAGAATTGCAACGCTTAGCGATGTAAAAGCAAGTGGAACTGCTGGCGGTACAGCAACTTCTGGTTCTTACCAAACAAGAACTTTGAACACACTTAGCGATCCAACTGGTATTGTTACAAGCTTGGCTAGTAACCAGTTTACGCTACCTGCTGGGGAATATTATATTGAGGCAGAAGCTTCTGCTTTTGGAGTACTTGAACATAAAGCAAAAATAAGAAATATAACTAATTCTTCTGATAGCTTAATGGGAACTTCGGAATACTCTAATACTGCATCAACAACGGGCACTAAATCTTCTATAAAAGGATCTGTTGTTATAACATCGTCAACAGTTTTTGAGATTCAACATAGAGTTGCTAGTACAAAAGCAGTCAATGGTTTTGGAACTAATGCAACTTTTGGTGACAACGAAGTTTACTCCATTTTGAAAATTCAAAAAATTAAGTAGAGGTTAGTATGTCAGAAGAAATTAAATCAGACGTAGAAGTTGAATTTGAGGTTTTGCCGGAAGAAATTCCGGCACAAGCCGAAGAAATTGCTGTAGAACCAATGCCTGAGCTTCCAAAGCTTTCGGACATTGCTTTAGCCATTGACTTGTTTTTAAAAGACAAACAAGAGCTTTTAGATTCTGGAGATAACTGGAATCCTGCTTTGTTAGAAGCTGGCGACCAATCTGGCTGGAGATTTAAAAATATCCCATGTCCAAGTTTGGAGGAGCTAAAAGCTTTATTAGATTCTCAGCAAGTTATAGAATAGGAATTAATTCATGCACAAGCTTATAGTTCGTCAAGGCGACATTGAGCAAGTGCATGAGTTTGATAAAGTAATTAAGTGGCTTAGTATTAATCAGATTACTGATAAAATTAAGCCCTTCATTATTGACGAAAAAAGTTTTGTTGTATATAATGAAGTTATTAGTTTGTTTAAAGTTAACGAAGAATGGGCAGCTCAGAACTTAGATTTACTTCCCAGTGATGAGCTAGTCCCTTATAAAGTAGAAAAAATATGTATTAAACCGGAAGTTAGAGGTCCGGTTAAAGTTTTAGCAAAATATCCAGTATATGGAGAGTATGGGGATGAGATATTCCCTGCGATTTATAGAATGGCTAAAGATGGAGTTGTTAGTCCGGCGGTTTATAAAGGTTACGAGATTTTAATAGATTGTAACAATGGTGAATTAATAATAAATGAGTTTACTAGATAGGAATTTGTTATGACATTTCAAAAATTAAAGAAAACTATACAAGGTAAAACATCTAGTGGATCTGTTCCTAATAATCAAAAGCTTTACTCTCGTGTAAAAAGCGAAGCTAAGGCTAAATTTAAAGATGATTATCCTAGCGCGTATGCATCTGCTTGGATTGTAAAGACTTATAAAAGCCGAGGCGGAGGTTATAGATGAGCCTTGATCGTTGGTTTAAAGAAAAGTGGACAAAAAAAGTTAAAAATAAATATGTAGAATGTGGTTCAGACGAAGGTAAAGATGATGCTAAATGTAGACCTTCAAAACGCATTTCTTCAGAAACTCCAAAAAGTTGGGGAGAGCTTAGTTCATCTGAAAAGAAAAGAGCTATAGCAGATAAAAATAAAGCTACTAGAGAAGGTAGACAATATAGTAAAGTTAGATTTAAAAGATTAAAAAAATCATTAACTAGTAAAAAAGGATAGTGTATGTTACAATTAGCAATTTTATTTCGAGCATTACAATTAGCTTCTCATTCTGCTCATAATCATTGTGCCAGAACTGTATTCTTCCAAGATCATGAATTTTTTGGAGAATTATATGGAAAAGCTGAAGGTTACTACGATTCAATCGCAGAAAGAATGATTGGACTTGGACAAGAAGAACAGCTTAAACTACAACCATTAATGTCTGCAGTATCTCAAAAATTAGCTTCTGCTCCGTCTGTTGGAGTTAAAGAAAATAAAGAATTTTTTGTATTTTCTCTTTCTCAATTAGAAGAAGCTTGTAAATTAATTGATTCTCTATGTAAATCTGGACAATTATCAGAAGGCACTAAACAATTAGTTGGTGGAATTGCTGATGAAATTGAAGTATTAAAATATAAAATTTCTAGAAGATTAAAATAATGAGTAATATACGTTACCAAACTGATTTAATTTATGGTTTAAATGAAATTGTAACTGAACCGGGTTCTTTAGGGATTGGTGTCGTTAAAGATGAAGGTAAGGTTAGATTTGTTATTACTGGAGCTGGAGCCTCTAATGAAGTTCTGGTAAGAGGTAGAATAAATAATCAACAAACATGGAATACTTTAGCTACCTTTACTGGTAATGTAAATGATTTAGTTGAAGTTTTTACCTATGATGAATTAGAAGTTATATGTTCTGTATTTGATCCTGCTAATGGATATGATTTTAGATTGGTAGCTAGTAGTTTTGATAGTAATAAGATAACTGTGGTTACCCCAGATGGAACTTTAGATAATTTTAATACATTGACTCTTACATCACTAGATGAAACTATTCTGTTTAATACAGACCCTTTAACTGGTTCTATAGATTTGTCGGCAGTTGGAGGCGGTGGTGGTGGCGGTTATCAAGCATATGCTAATTTAGCGGCTTTTCCTCCAGTAGGAACAGTCGGTGTTATTTATGTAGCAAACGATACAAAAAAAATATACAGATGGTTATCGCCTTCTTATATTGAATTATCTCCATCTGAAGTTACTTCTGTCAATACAAAAGTTGGTGCGGTTGTTCTGGATAAGACTGATATTGGTCTTGGAAATGTTGACAATACAAGTGATGTTAATAAACCAATTTCATCTGCAACACAAACAGCTTTAAACGCTAAAGAAAATACATCTAATAAATCTATCGATGGAACATTAGCTGGAAATTCAGATACGCTTTACCCTTCTCAAAAAGCGGTAAAAACTTACGTAGACGCATCTTCTGCGTCAATACAAAGTCAATTAGATGCTTCTATTTATTATCACGAATTACATGTTAACTATGACTATACTGGAGTAACTGTAGACGGTTCTCCTTATAAGCCATTTAAAACAATACAGGCTGCCGTAAATGCAGCTCAATTACAAAATGTTGGTGGAAATACGGCAATTTTAGTTCATTTGAAAAAAGATATTACTATGGTAGAAGATATTGTAGTAAATAATGCTGTTTCAAATTTATACATTATGCCAGCTGTGTATAATAACACAGATTCTTCTCCTTTAAAAATTATAGGTAGCTTAACAATTAGTGGGGCTTCCACTAATAGAGTTAGAGTTCAAGACATTAGTTTTTCTCCAACTTCTGGATATGCCTTAATTGTAAATGA